CCGCTTGTGCCGCTCACCCCAGTTGTGCCGCTAGATGCGCCACTTGTACCGCTAGATCCGTTAGAGCCGCTTAAGCCGCTAGTGCCGTTTGTGCCACTTGTTCCAGAAGTGCCATTTGTACCAGAAGAACCACTTAATCCAGAAGTGCCACTTGTTCCGCTAATTCCAGAAGTACCATTCAAACCGCTTAAAGCAACAATATTCCAAGTTGTTCCGTCGCTAGCTAATGTAACAGAAGTGTATTGCGGCAAATAATAATTATTTAATCCATCAATTTGACCAAGAGAAGTTGCATTAATTATAACTTGCCCACTTCCCTTATTCTTGATTACAAATTGTCTTTCATTATTAGAAGATGCAGCAATTAAAGTGACAGTCGAAACAGAAGAAGAATTTAAAACAACGATATCATCAAGAGTTGTGATTTGATAGTTCGCTGTTTTGATTGAAACGTTTCTTACAATAGCTTCTGCGGAAAAAGTAGCTCCAACCCTAAGTGATTCTGCAATTCCAACATCACCATCATTATTTATCGTTAGCGAATCCTGAGTTGTAGTTGATGAATGCTGCCTTAAAGTAATCTGGCCAAATAAAGCGCCGCCACTATAAAAAGAACCTAAAACTGTTTTATCGCCAGCGCTAGGATACTCGACGTATCCATATTGGTTAAAATCCCCTGCGCTACGAAAGCGAACACCATCTTTTCCATATTGTTGAAAACCATTTAAAGTTGATGCACGATAAATATCGAGTGCCGCTTCTGGAACTGCTGTGCCGATACCAACCTTATCATTAACCGCATCGACGAATAGAGTACCACTATCTACGGTGAAGTTGCCAGTAATAATCGCTGCTCCATGAACCTGCAATCTAACTGATGGGCTTGAGGTTCCAACTCCTAAGTTTCCAGAAACATAATGCGATCCAGTTCCATTTAATTCTAAAAGATCAGTATTATGCCAAACTCCAGAACCAGTATGATAAACAAGGATAGAGTTATCAGTTGGGGCATTTATTTTTACATCATGAAGCTCTTCCAATTCGTAACCATTTTGAACTCTTACGTAAAGTTGGCCGTTGCCATTGTTAGCTCTTTCAACAACGCCAATAAACACCATGTGATTTGGCGCTTGTGGTTTTGTAGCGGTTAATGAACCGGGCGTTACTCCTAGCCAAAGAACATCTCCAGGTTGATAAGCTGATAGAGATAAGCCATCAATAACTCCAACACTTTTTACATAACCAAGTTGTCCAGCAGCAATATTTGTAATTGCAATTCCAAGCGTTCTCGATGAAGTTGTATCGGAAGTATTAGAGGCTAATTTTACAGTAGCTTTATCTCCTTGCGCTCCAAATAAATAAACAGCTTCACCTTTTGAAATCGTTCCTGTTTCTGCATTTCTAACATAAGCAACTAAATCTTGACCTAAATTAGTTGTACCGCCGCCAAGTAGACCTAATTGTAAAGAGCCTTGAGTATCATTCCACGCAAGTTCAGCAGGATCAATATTTAATGTAACTCCAGTCCGAAATTGAATATAATCAACACCACTAATTACACCGCTATAAATGCCAGTTAAATTAGATGCGTTTAAAAAATACGTGCTATCAAGGTTATCAAGAAAATTCGCATTATCTATAGTTCCGCTTAAGGTTCCAGTAAATGAGCCAGTTAAATTCGCAGCATTTCTAAAATACGAACTATCTAAATTATCTAGTTTATCGGCATCAGCAGCTTTACCAGTTACGCTTAAGTACAAGCCACTTAAATTAAGATCGTTCACAACCCCAGTAGCGTCAACTACTTGGAAATTGATCTGAGAAGTGCCTGTGCCTAAATAGTACTTGCCCATATTCCTTTTATATTAATTTTAATCAGCTAAATATTAAGAAACAACTGAGCTTATTACACTCGCTGTCCACTTAATATTCGCTGTATTTTCTCCTTTAACCTGCAATTTTAATGAATCATTAGTATTGTCTCCATCCACAAAAACTTCCCAAACTCCATTTGAATCATCGCCTAATTTTATCACATGAGCAGCGCCAACCAAAGCAGTATTGCCTGCTTTATTTGCGACAAGACAGTTATAAGACCAAGAAGCTGCTTTCGTATTAGCTGAATCAAAAGCTGTAATATTTCCTTTAAAAGCAACTGCGCTATTATTAGCTAAAGCTATTCTGCCATTAGTTCCATTCAAGAACATTTCAGTTGTTGAAGAATTTGAAGTATTGCAATAGACTACAAAATGATCTGATTTTGCTTGAGCGGCTCCAGAAACTGTAACTCCTCCAACTACAATATCATTTGACGTTGATGCGCCATTTGTCGTTGTCGCATCTAAAGTTAATTCCGATGTAACTGGGATATTGTAATAAGTTGAACCGTCATTAGTGAATGTCCAACGGTCAGTTCCTTCGTTCCAAATTAACGATGTATTAGTTTGCGTTCCGCGTTCAATCTCAATACCAGCATTTTCACTTGGAGCAGATCCAGTGAAGTCTCCATTGAGCATTATAATACTATCGCCAACAGAAACTGTATTACTTTCAATCGTTGTTGTTGTGCCTTGAACTGTGAGGTTACCTGTAATTACAAGCCCGCCTTCAAGTCTTAAAGTATTAGTATCTGACTTATAAACAGAAACTTTAGAACTGTCATTTGGTCCGAAAATAAGAGCATCTCCGCCAGTAACAACATTTGTTAAAACTATTGGACCAGCATTAATTGTAAGAGTATCAGAAGAGTCGCTACCTAATGTAACATTTCCACTAGCAACTAAATCGCCACCAATTGAAATACCATTTGTAGTCGTACTGCCATTATTAGTTACCGATTGAAGATTTAAAGCATTGGCCGAAGTAATTTGAGACTGTAAAGATCCAGAAAGAGTATATACTGAACCTTCACTTGGAGCAGTAGTAGTTACTCCGCTTGCAATTTGATCACGAACAATAACAGCTGATGTTCCTGTCGCGGTTAAAACGTGACCAAAACTATCGAATGTAAAAGAAACTCCTGTGATAGCAGATCCAGCATTTGCGCTAATCGATGCGTTAGCAACGCTCGATGTATCATTGTGAGATACCGATATAATGTCATTACTAACGCTGATGTCTATTCCAGTTACTCCAGAAATTCTTACAAAATCATTAAATGAAGCGCCGCTGACTGTTCCAGTCAAATTGATCTGGGCAACATTAGTGCCAGGAGATTGAGAAGAGATTTGATAAACCCCTCCTGCATTTGTAGCGAGATAGCCTGACAACGTATGAACTGCCGCTTCACTTGGAGCGGTTGTAGTTACGCCACTTTGGATTTGATTGCGAACAATAACCGCCGTAGTTCCGGTAGCGGTTAAAACGTGACCAAAAGTATCATAGGTAAAACTAATTCCAGTAATTGCAGATCCAGCAGCAGCATTAACAGAAAGATCAGCTACGCTAGACGTATCTGTATGAGACAAGACAATTGCATCGCTTGAAACGGAAAGATCTAATCCTGCTCCACCAGAAATTGTGACACTGTCTACGAAAGAAACTCCGCTAACTCTGCCTGTCAAATTGATAGCCGCAATATCAACGCCAGTTGATAATGCTGACAATTGATAAAGACCACCAGCATTTGTATTCAGATATCCTGATAATCCAGTTCCGAAATCAAAAACGGCTTTATTACTTGGAACAGTACCTGTTGTATTGCCAGTTACGCTCTGTTCTATAAAGTATTGCTTTATGTCAGCAGCTACTACTGTTGCATCACCAGTTCTGAAATCGATCTGGTTGCCGTTGCTTACTCCTGTATAATATATTGCCATTTTTTAAATTCTCCCGTTATAATAGTTTACACGATTTTTTATTTTACCTCTACTAAATTTAGATAAGCAACCCAACGAATTGTAGTTGCTATTTTGCCTACCACATCTACTTGTAGATATCCATACGAAGTATTTGCTGACACTGAAATGCCTCCAACTCCTATTTCATCTACAATATTTAAAACAGTCGATCTACCAGCGATTTGCGTAAATCCAGCACTTGCGCCTTTTTTAATTGCTCCGTCAATATTAAATATTGCAGTGTTATTCGAAGAATCTTTTGCTATTACCCTTAACTTAAAGTACCAAGAAGTATTGTCTGGTAACGAAAGTTTTTTTGATGTATTTGTGAATTGCAACTCGTATGTTGAAGCATCTGTGGTTTGTCTTTTTAAAATAAATTCTGAAAATTGAGCGTCGCCATTTACAGAAAACTTTCCATCAGAAATTGTTCTTAATCCAGTTAAATAATTATTATAGCCCGTGCCTTGCAAAAGCGCCCCACTGACATGAACATTTTTTTCGAAATAAACATCTTCGTTTGGATCAAGATTATTTTGAATTAATCCGCTAATGTTATAATATTCACCACTCGTTAAATGGTAATATTGACCGCTTGCTCCACCCTGTAAATCTACAGAAGAATTATGGAGAAGAAAATCAGTTTCTACTACTCCTACGACTCCTGTTTGGCCACTAAGTTCTACTACTTCTATAATTCCCGTTTGAGCGCTAACTTCTACTACTACGATTTCGGACATAGTGTTATAGAGTTGTTACATTTTCCTCTACTGACACAGTACCTTTCAAAATTTTTTGAATAACTCCGCTTGAGTACTGCGCGAACATATCGTATTTTAACACACCAACATGTACGTTAGCGGTTTGATTCGCAGTTAAAGAAAGTTTGATTATTCCAGAAGCCGGGGTAATTTTAGTTACCGTAAATGAAATTATCGCAGGAAAATAATAATCTTGTTTTATTTCCGCGTCTATAGTTGCATTAGTTACGTCTATAGCTGCGCCATTAGCATCTTTTAACGCCAAGCTGACTTCAAAAGTAGCGTTTCTTTCTATGGAAATATTGTAAGTTGCTGCGGACATAGTTTTGCCTTTGTCATTCTAAATTTACACGGAACTATGACCCAAAGATAAAGTAAAAAATATTTATTTAAATCTCATATACCTGTTCCAGTAAGAGTAAATATATCGCCAACCATTATTTTAGCTACAACTTGAGTTGGAGCCGCTTTATAAAAATTATGAGCGTAAACTAATTTATTCATTTCTTCCAAATGGTCTTTGGATAAAGCTCTAAATTGTTTACTTACTTCATTACTATTTATAAAAGTTACAGAAGAATCTTCGTCTGAAATCGAAATGACATTGCCAGATGGAGACTGGCTACCAATTGTTTTTATAGCATTTCTAGATTTTTTCTTATAAAAATGAGAAAGATAAAGATGTTTAAAAATATCAATCTCTTCTGTGTTCAAATCAATTCCAGTTCCGCTGTGAGAAGTATAAATCAAATTATTCAACTCTCCTATATTGGCTTGTAGCCAACCAGATACTACGCTTATATTTGTTTGAGACGTATCCGCATCAAACTCATAAAAGAATATTCCACTAGCTATTTCTCCAATATTAGCCATTTAAAATTTTAGTGAGCTTTTCTTTTTGCTCTTTTGAAAATAATTGCTTTTGTTCCGGTTGAGGAGAGAAGTAGCCTCTAGATTGCACATTCTGAGTATCGAATTGACGCAAAAGACGAGTTTTGATACCTGCCATAGTTCCTGACCCATCTATCTTTATTTTGCGGGCGAAATCCTGAAGCTGCAATTGAGACATGGCATCAAGATTTTCTTCAAAAATTTTACGATTAGCAGTGCCAAAAACGTTAACCTCTTTGATCCCAAGAATAATCTCTAACTCTTTTACTTTTGAACGATATTCAGTTGAATTTTTATCCACAATAGAATCGAGCTGATCGAGCAGACTAGCTTTGTTAACTTGAGCAGATTGACCAGTTGAAATTTCCATACTAAATACTACTGTAACATTTACACATTTCAATCATTTAAATGAAATAAAAAACCCGCCTCTTTCGAGGCGGGTTCTTTAGAAGGTTTTAACCTTAAACGATCTTGCCAACAAGCGCGCGAACGTCGAGAACTACACGACCCTCTTCAAGAGAGCCGAAGTAACCGATCTTGTTCTGGCGGATGCTGTACTGATCGTCAGCAACGAGCGTGAACTCCGAATTGGAGTCTGGATCAGTTGCAACAACGCGGAGCAGCGAATCGCGAGTACGGTCGATACCAACGAGGATTTCCTCGGCGGAACCATCGAATGTATCAGAGCCAGTACCATCTGCCTTTGTATACGCTGTTGAGCCAGCAGCAGTGTCGAAGATGGTGTTGAACTTCTGACCTTTACCAAGTTCGTTGAACTCAAGGATGGAAACGCCGTAGAAGCTGGGAATGCCAGCAGAGCTATAAATAGCGCTGCGCATTTCGTCAGTAGCGGTGATCCCAACGGTTGAGCCTGTGCCGCCACTAGCTGTAACTCCAGCAACAGTGTTGATGGGGTTGTAAGCCATTGCGCGAATTTGCTCAACGATCTCTGGAGAAACCAGAAGATCAGTGATGCCAGTGCGTGAACCAGTGGCAGGTGTACCCTTGGTCCATGATGTGTTGACGCGTTTAGCAAGCGTGAGCAGCTCGTTCAGGTCAGCGAGAAGGAAACGTCCAGCAGTGTTCGCCCACTGAACGTGCTTTTTGCTATTTGTCTCAGCGTTAGCCAGAGCAGTCATTGCCAGTGTGGCAGAGGTGCGCTCCTGCTTGAGCAGGATTTCCTGAGCCATACGGGTAAAGGTCTTGGCAACGACATCCATACGGTGCTTAGCAGCGTAGCGACGGTCGAAGGAAAGAGCGCTATCCAATGTGTAGGTGGACAGCTTCATCTCGGAGACTGTGGGAAGAACCTGATTAGTGGGAAGCCCACCAGCTACGGACTGGGAGTATACAGTAATGTAGTCCTCGTCAGTTACGTCGTAGTACAGGTCAAGCGGAATGCTGGGATTATCATCAGCGTTGTAAGAGAGGCTGGTGAACAAGTTGCTCAGTGTAGGAGCATTGTTGATGACCTCCGCAAGAACGGGTCCGATAAATTCAGCGAGTGCGACTTGAGCGTCATAAGCAACGGAGCGATTACGGCTAGCCATTGCTTTGATAAGCTCAATTTGTTCTGGAGTGCGCTTTAATGTGATTTTCATTTAAGTAGTTTCCTTTGTTATTACATGCGCAGACCGATTACTGCGAAGTTCCCCGCATAAGCGTCAGTGACACTAGTGAGCGAGGTGCGTGAACCTGTACCGAGAACGAGACCGAGTTTGCCAGAATCGCTATGGGCGCAGCCAGTGACTTTGCCGCCATTAGCGGAAAGCTTGAAGCCTGAACCTACGGTAAGAACTCCATCAATCGCGTTGGCAGAGAGGGAGAAGATTCCGCGTGTGGCTACTGGAACGGCTTGGCCGGGCAGTACGCACATAAGCTCTTCAGCTTTCTGACGATAATAGAGAAGTTTTTCACCGTTTTCGTCGGACTTTGCAGTTTGACGGAGCGTGAGTCCAAGACAGTTAGTAAGGTCGCCCGAAGCAGCAGGAGTGACTTTAAGATTTACTTTTGGGTATTGATTAACCCCAACATAGGGGAAGTCAGTTTTCCCGAGATAAGAGTCGGAAGCGTATGAAACAGGGTCAAGGTCAAAGTTACCAGCGGAAACTTTAACGAAGACGCCTGCATCACCAGTGCCAACTCCGGTTGTCGATTCGTTAACAGCTGCGTCAACGAGAGCGTACATATTGACCACATCATTGTCGTCGTATTGACGGAATGGTAGGAGACGATTTGCCATATTATTTATCCTTTAATTATTTGTTACAGTTAATTTTTATTATTTAGAATAGCTTACGCTAATATTTTCGCGAGAGAACGCTTTAGCGAACTTATCACGGAAAGACTGCTCGATAGCAATTTTGCTATCAGGCGCTTTGTTAGTAGCTGTAGCGTTATCTAATGCAGCAGCGACATCAGCCTTTTGCTCCTCGACTTTTGTTTCGGGGGCGGCAGAAGCCTTGCTGACTTCTTTAAGGCGAGCCTCAACCTGTTCAGAGATTTTCTTTTCAATCTCGGCGGCTTGAGCTTTTATAAACTCTTTATTCTTATGCTTCCATACAGCAGCGAACTTCTCTTTGTAAGAAGCGAATGCCTGTTCTGCGGATTCGAGAGCTTGAACTTCGCCAATGATAAGCTTGCGGTCCTCATCGTTAAGTTCATACGCGGCATCAAGTTCGCCAACGCGGGCATTAAGGCGAGCGACGGCCTCTTCTTGGGCTTTGGCCTCTTTAATTTTATTAAGCTCTTCTTGTGTTTTAGCAAGTTCTGCTTTCATTGATTCTACTGAAGCGACTGTCTCATTGTAAAGCTTTTCGGCTTTTTCCTTAGCGGCCTTTTCGGATGAAATTGAGTCGCGATACTCTGCGTCTTTCTGCTTGATAGCTTCGGCGAAATGGCTGGTCATTGAAGCGACAGCCTCTTCACCGAACTTCTTTTCAAGAAGAGCAGACTTCAACTCTGTGATAAGTTTTTCTAAGTCCATATGGTTTATTGTTTTTACATTTTTTATCTGTAAAATGGAATTTGATTTTTTATTCGTTAAAAAAGCACTGACTTCTTGAATGCAATTTTCAGTCGCTTCTACCTCTTGATTTTTAGTTTCATCGTCTTGTAAAGAAAATGATGGTGCTTGTTCAAATGCTACTACACCATTAACTTGCGCGGCAGGATTTGTAGTAAAACCGCCACCAAGAGGATAAATTTCTCCAACAATCAATCTATAAACTGGAGTCCCATCTTTTAATTTACCGGAACCACCTTTCGCTTTTAAAAATGGAGCAAACTCTTCAATTTGTTTTGGATCAGTAATTATGTCAGCCTCCTTCAAAGACTGGCTCCCAACAGCTAAGTAATAATTGCTAAAACCAATTTCCCAACTCGCCGAAATGGAATTGTAAAAAGAATCTTTTGCATCAGAATTTCTCAACATCAGCGAGGTAAATTTTTTATCAACAGTTTTGTAAATAACCCCAGCAACTGATAAATAAACAGGATCAAGACTCTTGCCCACTTCTTCTTCCGTTAAGAACTTATTATCAGAAATTGTATTAAAAGAATAATTTGTAATGTGACCAATTACCCGCTCTTTATTGTGTTCAATATTAAGATACTTATTCATGAAACGCTTTGCAATCTTTGATGCAGTAGCGCCAGAAATCCCATCGCCGTTATTATTGATCATGTTAGGAACGGCAAGGTTAAAAGATACCCCAAGAAGATCAGGATTATCTTCGAAATCTATTTTAGGAGAAAGCTTTTTCAGTTCATCTAGAGAGGCTTTCGAGACTTTAAACCGTTCGTCTGAAATACCATAGCAAGCTACAGAAACATTATCTAAAAGCGCTTTGTGCTTAAATACCATATTTTATTTTACAGTAGAATGATGCAAAATGGCCGCAGAATATTCATCTAGTAAAAATTCATCAGCGGTATCAAGAACAGATTGCATGGGCTGAAGCTTTTCAATTTCATCAAGATTAGCCATGCATTTTTGAACATTAACTACCCAATCCTCTCGCGGACTTGCTGTGATAATTTTTTTACAAAGATCAACGATATTTGATTGTTGATTGGAATTTAAAGAAGCTACTCCAAATTTTTTAATAGCAAAATTTTCAGCGGCTTTTATAAGAGCATCTGTTTCATAAATTGTAGCTTGAATATCTTTTCTTGATGCAGTTGTGCCGATAGGTCTACCAGCACCAGACTGCTTGGGGGCTGCGGTAGGAGTAGGCGTACTTCCTTGAACCATTGGGACGCCACCGACAATTGGATTATAATATCCCTTTTCTCTATCAGAAACAAACTGCTTCTGCGCGGGCGCGAGATCAATTGGGTGTGGAAGTTTCCCGTTATTGATAGATTCAATTCCTTGCTCTGGAGTAAGAATTCCGAGTTCCATCAAACGACTGATGGTTCTCATGTATTGAGTCTCGTCCTTTAAATCAATTTCAGTAAATTTTGCTGTTGGCGAAGAACGAAATCCTAAATCTTTCGAAATACGAATAATTTCTGGCTGAAGAATATCGTTAAGAAATGCATTTCTAGCTTCTTTCAAGCGCTCCATAAAGAAACTAATCTTTGCACTTTGACCGTTATACTTTTCATCTCCAAGCATAACATTCATTAAACCTTCTTTAATATCTTCGTTTAAAATTTCATATTTTTCCCTGCCTACGACCTTTTTCAGATCAGGAATAACAAAGTCCGCTTTAGTTGTATGGTCCGAAACGAGAACGCGACCAACGCTTTCATTCATAAATAAGTTTTGCATGGCAGTCATATTGGCGGGGTTAATACCACCTTTATCTGGCTCTGCACCCATTGTAATTAAAAGAATTACATTCTCTACGGTGCGAGCAATAGCTTGATCAATTCGTTTCAATTCAATTTTAGCATTGATGTCCTCAAGAACAGGATAAGCAAAAGGAACCGCAAACGGCTCATAGTCCTGTTTCTTGTAAAAAGAATAAAGCAAATACTTTGGATCGAGTTTCATCTTTAACCCATCTCTAAAATATTCTTTGTTTTTAATTTGCTTTTGAATTTCTGGGTCAAAGCCATTCAGAAGTTCAACGTCAGCATCATCTTTTGGATTCTTTAAACGCTCAAGCTCGTATTCTGAAAGTATTTTTTCGTAAACAGCTTCGGCAAAAGAACTAGAAATTTTAGCAACAATATCATATGGATTAATCAGAATATAACGGAGAGGAACTTTATTATTTTTGATTCCATTTTCACTCAGCCCTGATAAAAGTTTAAAATCTTCAGCGTTAAATTTGCCATCTATCCGGTAAAGAAAAATATTACCACTACGATAATATTCGCGAAAATATTGATCTTTTAATTTCCAAAGTTTAATTTTTTCAAACCATTTTCTAAAAAATTCACGGCTACGCTCGGTTCCTCCTTCAAGATAAACATCTGTATTAGCAAACTCAGTGGCTATATCTATAGTATTTCTAACTATCGCAACATTAGCATAAGCTTTTTGGCAAAGCATAATAGAATCTCTGATGTCTACACCATCTTTTGTATACTCGTATGGCAGAATGCCCTGACTCAGTAAAGAATAACGACCGACATTAACATCTGTTCCGTTTCTTGGAATTCTTGTTTTTGTAGGAGAGTCCGATTGACTTGATCTAGCAGAAGCATTTGAAACGTCTTTGTAAAAAGGTTCGCCCATAAGCTTTGGCTCATAAGCCGCATGAGAAACTTGAATTGGCTGAATTTTATCAAATCTTGTCCAGTAGTTAGATTTTTTATTATATTGACGAGCCATTTTATTATATTAAAAGTTACACTAAAAGTCTCAAAAGTACTTTAATTTTCTATAGCCAGAATGTCATCATCCGAACAATATTTGACTTCCTTACGTATTAAATTACCCTTTTGATCGGTTGTTTCAAACTGGACTACATCATTAATTTTTATTGGACTCCCAACTATCCAAACATTTTTTTGCAATAAAAAACAATGATCTAACTTAGAATTTAAATAAATTTTAACGTCCAAAATTAAAGATCCAGAAAAATTATAAAAAAATGGCCGAACAACGCCACTTTTTTGTTTTAACAAAACAGCGTATTGATTTGCGATAAAATT